GTGGCTGTTAAATACGTTACATCACTGTTATTTATGTCAAAGGTTAATCCGGATATTGACATTGGCCACATGTTTGTAAAATGTAGGGATAGTTGTGGGTTGTTCGATCCAGTTAGTATAACCAATACGCCATCCGCAGTGATTCCTTTTTTGTGTTGTTTTTTGTATTGATCGGATGTTTGTGGTGAACCAAGTCCAATTACCCACTCATAAATTTCTAACCAATTTTTCATGTTCTCGTCTACAATGATACGCAAATCCATTGTTTCATACGTTACTACATCACCAGGTACGAAATGAGGGTTTAAGGGGGTTGGAACTTGTATTTCAGATATAGCAACACCAGGGATGTTGGCTGACTGACAATAATATTCTGTTTCAGGCATGGCCTGACAAACAAACTTGAAGCCAAGAGGGGATAAGAAGTTGATGTTGTCTGGTTGTCTTGAAGAGATGTCTACCATATATTCCTATATTGAAAACAAAAAAAGCGGAGATGAAATAATCCATCCCCGCTTATATTTATGATATGTTATATCATTACTTACTACATCAAGTTAGAAACAAGAACACGTCTGTAATAGATGTTGGAATTGTATGTCAATGCACCCGTTCCTCCGCTATTAGCAAAAGGATTAGAAACCATTCCATAACGTGTTTTAAATCCAATTTTTGGTTGGAAATTATTCTCACCAACTGCGCGCACCATTTGTAGTGGTACGTAAGGACAATAGAATAATCCGGCGTCATAAGCGTTAGATCCTTTGTATCCCACAACAAACCAGTTGTTGGCTTGTGTTGTAGCATATGGATCAACATACACGCGATAACGACCGTTTAAAACTCCTGCAAATGTATTTGATGTGTCATCGGATTGCAAGTTGTTACCACTGAGTCCTGGTGAGTAATCAAGTATTCCAGCCATTTGAAGAGCAGAAGCAATATCTGATGATGTCAACAGGATATTACCTTTTCCTCTACGTGTTGCTTTCCCGATTGCATTAGCTTCTCGTTCAATTTGGAACATCAGCCCCTTGAACTTTTCAACCATCCAACGACCGTTAGAATCAACGTCCATATCGAATGTTCCAGCTGTTGCTACATTTGTGTCAGCACCTGTAGTGGCGTTATTGTAAATTGTTCGAATAACTTCTCGGTTGATCTCAGATAATACTTCTGAACTAAGAATGTTAGCCAATTCAGTTTCTGCATCAAGACCATGGATTGCCTTCAAATCTTGAGCCATTTCCATAGTGTACTCACCTTTAAGAGCACGTGTCTTTGCTGTTACAGTCACTTTGTCGATACTAAAAGCCATTTCTGCGAAAGCATTGGAAGCTGAATCTCCTAGTGCTTCACCAGTTGCTGTTGCTGTACCGGCTCCAGCAGTGAAAGCTGTTGAGCTAGATGATGCTGCAGCTGGGTTGCCATTTGCTGAATGTGTTCCAGATCCTGTAAATGATGAATCAGCTTCATTGAACAGAGCTTCTGTTCCAGCTTGTGTAGAGTAGCGTGACTTCATTGCAAATATAAGACCTGTAGGTCCTGTCATTGGTTGAACACCGCAAACGTCATAAGCAATCAATTGTGGCATTGCTCTGCGAACCAGAGAAATCAACACTGGATCATAGTTGTCAATGCTTGAGCCTGTTTGGTTTGCAGGAGCTGCTTCAAACAGCATTCCACTTCCACTTTCAGCTATCGCTGTTTCTTGATTTTCTAACAGAACAGCTGTAACCGCTTTTCTGTAAGAATCTTTAATGGTAGGCAGATCAGGATGTTCCAGAACCGGACTCCATTTTTTCTGCAAATCTTCAGATAGATACATTTTTTCTCCTAAATGCTTGTTTATGTTTATATTTTAGCGTGTCGATCTACTTAATGTTGGTAGATATCTTTCTACACCTGTATTGGTTTGAGTTGTATCACTTGCATGATGTGGCTCCACTTCTTCTGTCAATGTTTTTGTACTTTCAGGAAAGTAGCTGTGTTTTATAGTTGATACTTTCTTTTCAAATGCTTCAACGTTATCTGCTTCCACATCCTCTACCAACTCTTTTACTTTTTCAGCCTGTGTGTCTGAAAGGCCAG